AATCGTTTGTTATATCGTATATAGCGTTGTTTCCAGCAGCAATAGCCTGTTGTCTTACACCTACTAATTGTTCTCCTTTTGGAGAAGTTCCATCCATTACTTCATTAATACCTGTTGTATCACGGATAAGACGGAGATTATGGTTGTAGATAGCAATAAGCTCGTTGATATTCCTAATGCTATTGTCCAGAGAGCGAACTGGAGGGTTCTGAAATCCACCTTCTGGATTTTTTGAGCGATAGTAGAATACACCTGTTTGTTCATAAATGTCTTGGATATCAAGTGGCTGTAGCTCACCTCCTTTCCCTAATTGTACATTTTCCAGCCCCTCGATATCCACAATAAGACCATCAGGCTTCGCTTTAGCAATAGCCTGTTGTAGCTTTAGGTGAGAAAGCTGTAGTTGGTCAGCAAAACCAATAACAGAGCTTACAAGAGACTTAGGCATCATTCTGCGTAAGTTTGTCGCTACAACAGAATATGACAATCGAGCCTTTGTTAAGTCGTGAATATTTTTAGGAATGTTTTTACAAATACCGTATCCGTAGACGAAGTCTGTTCCTACAATGTAATTACCACCATATACAGTGGCGCTACGCATTGATACTGGTTTTCTATCGTAAACAGACTCTTTAGGTTGCTTGTATTCAAATCCTTTGTAGTAAAAACCTTTGTTTCCAAAGCGTGATTCTTTTTCTTCAAAGTAAATATCATCTACAGACAAGAATTCAAAAGACATTACTTCAATCAAGAACTCATCGTACCCGTAAGTAGTCTGGTCAAGAGTCTGGTCGTAGTATTTGTAAGAAAGCTTGTCTGCTCTATTTTGATATTTGTTTTTTACTCCCTGTGCAATTTTAGCATATTGCTCTTCTGTAAACTCATCACCAGCAACACGCTTAAGTTCTGAAATACTAATTTTTTTGACGTGTCCTGCGTATATAAGGTCGCTAAATGTAGGGTCTTCGGTGTAGCTATGGAAGAAGTATGCTGGGTCGATGTACTCTTCTGTGATTCCATAGTTAGGGTCGTTGTTTCTTTTGATTACTGCCATACCGCAAGTAACCAAATCGTTTACAGCCCTACGATACACACGTTGGTCAAAGTCGTTCCATTCAAGAGTAATGTTAGTACCAACTTGAGCTGCAATTTCTGCTGCAGTCTTGATGTTGGTGTCCATAAAAATCTCAGCCTCTTCAGTTGTTTCTGGGATATTATTTAGGTCAACATTAGTCTCAACACCAAGAGTTTCCATCTGTTTGATGAGGTCTTGGTTTTTAACTTCAAACATTTTTTCAGCTCTCTTCTTATCTTTTTCAGACTGAGAGAGTGGGTCGATAGCTTTTACGTTTGGATAAGGCTTTCTTGATAAAATGTTGTTTACAACAATCTTTACAAATTTTGGTACAATAGGAACTGGCGACCAATCCAAATTAAGCAGAGTTCCGTCTCCACTATTTGGGTCAAGAGAATTTAAAATCTGTTTATATATAGATGTATCTTGCGTACCATTCGCATAATCACGACTGGTCTCAAAGTCTTTTAGTCTGCGTCTAAACAGACTTCTCTCGTCATCAGAATGCCCCCACTGTTTCTCAATAGCTTTCGCATAATCAAGTCCATACTTGTTGGATGATTTTTTTGGGTGTGGAGCAAATGGGTCTGGAAAGTTCCCATACTTTCCCTTGTTGTTATTATCGTACATATAGCCTTTCGCAAAATACTTCCTTGCAAATATACGAAAATAAACATCTGTGTATTAGCGCCTTATCTCTTGTGTATAGCGTCTAAAAAACTTCTTATCATTAAAGTTAGACTCTTTTTTCTGCTCTTTGAATTTTTGAGCGCCAAGAAGTGCGAGACCAGAGCTAATCGTAAGGTCATACTTGGTACGGTTATCTATTTTGTATCCAATCCAGTCTTCCAGCGTTCTATTGAAATACATCTTTCCGTATTTACCAGTCTCTGGATTTATACCTACGTGTTCCTCTACATAAGCCTCTATAGCGTGAGCATGAGCTTGAATAACATCTTTAGAGTTAGACGGTATACCACGAGTCTTTACATTTGAAGTTGAGTTTGGAGACTTTAAATGTTCTGGTCTCTTCATAACATACTCTTCGTACCCTCGTGCTTCAAAGTGTCTTACAATACCATATTTGTTGTTCTCAATAAGAAGTGGGTATCCATAAAATACAGCAGCCATTAAAATATCTTCGTAAAATATTTTAGCAAGTGGTGGACGAGAGGCATATTCAGCAACAAACATATTTGCTGGTGCAGCCATACTAAACTTATTGTATAAATGACAAGCACCCTTTGAACCTCTGTTATCAACGGTAGAGTCCAAATCATAACTATCCACACCTCCGACACCTATATGGTCGTTTGCTGGGTATTTCTTTCCGTACTTAATTACGTACTTATTTCTTTCTTCTGGCTTTGGCATCCAAGCTATCATCCACCTGCCTTGAGGATTTGGGCTAAATACAACTTCGCTATCTTGAACCCCATCTTTCCAAGAGAAGTTGCCCTTTACAACAGGGTTAGGATAAAGCTCGTCATTGTATTGAATCTGTTCATATATCCTGCCCACATTAAATGTAGAACCCTCAATACTATCACGCATTGCTTCGTCTACAGTAAATGGAAACTGACGTATGAATTCGTTTAGTTCTCTCGCATCGTTTTTAAATGCTTCTCGCTCATTTTTGAGGTACGTCTTAGCACCAATCGACACAAAGTCGCCATCAATCGTTTCAACTGGTTCTTCAGGGTCTTCCACAATTGGATTTCCATGCTTGTCGAAAAATCCTTCAAGGGCTTCGTAGGCTGGTATAAAAAGTCTATAAAGACCAGTCTTTGTTCTTCCGTTGGCATTTCTATCTTCTGGGTCTGAGTCTCTCCAAAGTTCTTTGTATTGCTTTCCACCTTTATCCATTGGGTTTACTGTAGAACCCATAAGACATTTACCAATAATCTTACGACCTACAATTAAACAAGTTCTTTCTATTCGCCAAGCTTCACGTATATCTGTAGGCTTTTCCCACTTACCACTTTCATCCAAGTACATCATATGGAGTTTTTCACCATCGTATGCATTGTTCGTAGTGTTCTTCCAGTTGATTATGGTATTAAGTGCTTCGCCTTTATTTGAAGTCTTGTTGTTTTTAGTAATACGCTTTGAAGGCTCACGGAAAGCAAGCTCCATACGTGGGTTAGTAGTACCATCCTGTATTGGCTTAAAGAAAAATGGGTAAGACTTAAACATAGGTACAACCTTTTTCATAAAGATGTTTTCCTGTGCATCTTTACCAGTTTTAGACTGTATACCTAATAGCTTGTCTTTTACTTGAGTAGCCTCGTCAACGAGTATAGCTGCAGACATATTTGTATATCCAGAACGTCTACACTTTGTATACATCTGACCCATAGAACGTGGGTCGGCTTCACAGGCAGCAAAGTGAAGAAATAGCCTTCTTTGAAACTCTAAGTAAGATGCATATCCAATATCCATCTTGCTCCATTGGAGCATCATGTAGTGTCGCCCTGTAATGTATACACGTTCACCATTATTCCAAAACCATAGACCATTACGCCTGCGTTCAAACTCTTTTTCGATGTACGAAGAAAAACGCTTTTTAAAGTCTGAGGGCATCTCGAACCACTCATCCATGCTTCGAATCCTACGCAGTTCTTCTGGCACAGGAAGTCTGCGCCACATTTGCATATTTGAAGGCTGGTCATGATTTATGATTTCAATGTCTTTTGGTGGTTTTGGAAGTTGAATATCAATCCCACCAATTTCTATGATTTCACCAGATGTATCGTTGGGACATATGTTGACAACGTAGTTATCGTATCCATCAACTTTTTTAAGACCTGCCATTTCATTTTATTTTATTCCCAATAGAGAAACCTCCAATTACTTTGAGAATCGCTCTGCGAATCCTCCAGAGTAGTCTTGTTCTTCTTCAATTCCTCCTGTTTCTTTGAGTTCTCTGACCATCTGTTCGAGTCGCTGGTATTCGATAAGTAGTTCTTTGGCATCTGTAGCTGTTTGTTTAATACTTTGAAGTTCTGCTTTTCTTTGAGAGCCAGAAAGCTCTGCATCCACAGGCTTACGTATCTCATCAATCATATTGTTAATTGCTATCTCCATAGAAGATAACAGTCTTTCAGAAGCTTCAACCGTATTAAATTTAGTTCTCTTCTTTGACATAGACTAACTCTGTTGTTCTCATACGGTACACTTTAGTGCCGTCAAGAAGTTCCATTTCGTATTGCGAATTTTTTCTGTAGCCCACCATATCACCAGACTTCGTTCCAATCCATTCTGAATCTCTGGGTAGACAGAGAAGTTGTCCTTCCAGTTTAGGTTCTTTTTTGACCTCAAGAATAATCCCAGAAGCAGTTGTTGTCTCTTCCTCCTCATCTGGGGGTAAAACGAAACACCAATCCCCAAGCATAGTAATATCACCAGCTTCGTCTTCGATTGCGATAGCGTGGTTTCCATATCCACCATTTGGGTCGTAGTTAACAAGGTATAAGTCATCACCAATGTCATAGATTTGCTCCATCACAACGTGGTGGTGGAAGTATAGTATTTGCCCAATGTATGGGGCATCCTTAAATCCTACAGGTGCGGCTACAATATGACCATAGTTAAATCGATGCTCGAACTCATTGAATTTGGAAACAAGTTCCAATTCAACTCCACCCACATTTATTTTATCTTTGAACTTTTGCGGCAGCTTAACCACAAAATGATGTAACGGTCTCATATCAATCAAAGTTTAGGTCGTACTCCAGAATGCAGGGCATATCATCCACAGCTTTCCAAATCATTGTCCCTTCTTCGTTCTCGATGTAAATGAGATACCGTTTTTTATTGTACTTATGTAAATGCGCCTCATCTTCAACGATGGCGACTATTTTTCCAGAGCCAGCACGCATACCAACAAAGTATGCCATAGCGTCTTTTGGGTCACGCCCAATGATAATCTTTCTAATCATTTTAATTAAAGTATATAAGAAAATTAGATTTAGTTTAGCCCACCGTTGCGTTGAGCTAAGTTTATCCAATAATCTATATTTGACATTTTCTTTTCTTCTTCTTCTTTTCGTGTCTCTTCAGCTTCTATTCTATAAGCTTCAAGACAGTAAGAAAGTAGGTCATCAAGTTCATCTTCATCAGCAACAGAAAACGAAGATAACAAACTCATATTAGCTCGCTCTGCTCCATCTTCATCTAAGTATGCCGTATCCAGATTTACAAATCCTACACCAATGCAAGAAAGGAACTCGTTTTCAAGACCGTGTTTTTTAACAGTCTCATTAATTTTTATGATTAGGTCTTGGATTTCGAGTATACACTCTTTCTGCTTTTCATTCATATTAAATTATATTACCTATTTCTTTTACTTCGAACTTGATTTGGCTAAGCTCTGTAAGGACTACGTTGCCAGAGGCAGACTCAACAGTAACTCTTAGAGCCTCATTAATATCAAGGTTAAATATACCCCAAAAAGAATCTACTTGAATACCAGTGAACCCTTTGTACCTTGTTACAGATTTTATCTTGTTCCACTGGACTGTGTCGAATCTTTCTAAGTGGTACGTAATATCTGAGTTTGGAGACTGAATATCAACAAAAGCCGACATATCAACGTAAACAGTCAACCTTTGTCCAGATATGTTTTCTACGACTTCACCACCAGCGCCTCTTTGAAGTTTTGCTGGGGCTGTTCCAAAGTGGTATGACGTATTTTCTACTGCATTATCAGCAACTGAAAAAGCTACTGGCTGAGGTGCATTTGGCGCAAGTGTATATGGTGATTCTGGAACACCCACAAACATCTCTTCATGTACACCTGTAGCAGAAACTGAAGAGCCGTCTACTGTAAAATTAGGATAAGTGCCAGTTACTGCAATTCCATTTGCTCCAGTAATACTAACGACTTGGTCTGGAGCATCGTTGGTAATCGTTAACGTCTGATTAGTAAAGTCTGCCGAAGTAGTAATTCCAGTACCACCAGCGATAGTCAATGAACTGTTTGCTGCGCCTGCGCTAATAGGCTGAGTAGGAGTACCATCAGTTACAATGGAAAAGCTATTAATACTATGATTAATCACAAACGATGGATAAGTTCCAGTCACATTTAAGTCTGAACCACCAGAAATACTTACTACTTGGTCTGGAGCATTGTTTACAATAGTAAGAGTCTTGCTTGTGTCGTCAGCAGTAGTAGAGATTCCTGTACCACCAACAATATTAACAGACTGATTGTAAACAGATGCGTCAATACTTCCTACGTTGCCACGAACAGATGCAAAAGAATCAAATCCTTCTACATTAAGGTTTGGATACGTTCCTCCAATTTTGATACCGTTAGATGCTGTTAAAACGAGTTGGTCAACAAATGCTGATGTACCAAGAGTACGAACTACAGCGTCTCCGTTTTCTACGAATAATCCTTCAAAGGTAGATACGCCAGTTGATGGCGATAAGTTGAAATGTAATGAGTCTACTCCAATACCATCATTAGAAATAGAAAGACCTGATGTATTTCCGTTCCCATCCTCCACAGTAATTAAATTACCTGTGATAGTCCCAGATGTTAGTTTCAATAATGATTGGTATGTATCCTTAACCTTCGTATTCGTAAGAGTAGCCATTTCTTTATATTTGTATTCTATGCAAATTTAATAAAAATGGCAAAGCGGACAAGAAAGGGTATGTTCCGAGATTTCAAGATGCGTAAAGACGAAGAACTCGGTAGATGCTACAATAAGTACCAT